AGCGGTTGCACCAGCCGTATATCCTATGGTATATCGAACAATGTCGCGAACTCCCATGCCAACAAGATTGGTTACGCTACCTGCGGTGAATCCAGCACTTTCCAAGGTTAGCGGAACTATGTTTGCAACGGTTCCGCTGATATAGTCGAGACTCTCACCATAGAAATTATTGCTTTCTGGTAGTCCATTGAAATTCAATATTGCTATGGTTTGCGAGGATCTGGTAAATCCACTGAGCGTTGGAACACCAAGTGTTCCTGAAGCATATGGAAGAAACCCATATCCAGATGGACCAAAGAATCCTGTAGTAGTTCCAGACTCAAGTATCCTCAATGAATCGATATATCCATTGAATCCTTCTGTACCTAGATGGTTGTTTCCAACATAGATCCCATTCCCATATCTTGTTTCAGGAAAAGTACCAGAAGTGACACCGACACTGAATCTATTTGTTCCGTTGAAGTATCCCGATATCAAGTAGGATACAATACCGGCTGTTCCCGTGTTGCGAACTACCGAGACAGCGACATGCTGCCATGAATTCGTAGTCATACCAGATACATTGATGATGTTCTGAGAGTAGTTGTATCCACCAGTGCTTCCATATGACTGCCATGCAAACTGAAGGAAGCCAGCAGAACTATCGAATCCTAGTTTCCAGTTTGCACTTGCTCCTGTCGGTCCCTTCTGTAACAAGGTGAAGTTGTTTGCAAAAGTGGTTGGATAGAAAAACAGTTCCATTGAGTAGGATGGAACGCCAGTTCTCGCAATATCGTTGTGTGGAGCAGAAACACCGGCATAATCGGTCTTGCTGAGGTTGGTTATGTAAAGGAATCCGCCTGTATACCCAACGTCGCTTCGGGTAAACTTTCCTGATGTGGGACCAAACTTCTTCTGTGTAGTGCTGTGAACTGGTCTTGTGTTTCTGTCGCTTGTATTGAAGACCGTGGTAACTTTGGTTATATCCTGAACCACTTTCCTATTGTGTACAAGATACGGATGGGGATTTGGCATGTAAAGCGTTACTTCCACCCGAGGATCATACTGAGCCGACCTGTTTGGAAAAGAGATTGAAATATCCTCTCCGATGAGATCGGGAGAACCATCCGCTATGTCCGAACCGAAATCGGATACTGCAACTCCAGTCAATAGAGACTCGTCAACAAACGAAAAAACATTAGGGTTGAAGGTGGTTGTAGTTGGAATGACATCCTGATCATCGCTGTACTTGGCGGGATCTATGGATATCAACTTTCCAAATGAATCGAATGTGCAGAGTCTGTATGCCATGTTTTCCTCTTACAATGCATTTATCAGCGCAGATGCTGAGAATATTGCTGTCAACCCACCAGCACCCGAGAATCCAGATCCATCTTCTGGTGCGAACAAGTATGCTGGAGGCTTGACCGATCTATAGCCATCCCTGCCGAATGCCATCATTGCAAATAGTCCAGTTCTTGATATCGTTGCCGCATCTGAAAGATCACCCACTCCAGCACTAGTTGCATTTGAATAATCTATCGAATGATTCAGTGGGACAAATCGATAACTAGCATTTATGTCGCTATTGGTATCAAAAATTGTTCTTCCCAAATTTTCTCCAGCAAAACCAGCACCTGTGACATTATCTCTGTATATCTGTGACCAGATGAAACTGATGTTTCTTGCATCCAACTTGGGTCCAGAAAGACCAGCAGTTTGCTTCTTTGTAAGTTCCACAGACGAGTTGTTGCAGAATGACTTGCTAGATGATCGATAATGGGTTGGGACAGGGCTTGTCGTAGCCCAGAAAGCGGTCATGGTTTCGAACTCAGTGCTGTTCCATGAAGATGTGTTGGTGACATGCACTCCATACAGTACAGGGAACACCGAAGCAGACAATGAAGCCTCCATTGTCGAGGAACCATTTGCTCGGTAGTTTGTTCCACCTAGAGCAGATACTGAGGTATTGATAGACATCTGAGATGCGAGATTGGCATTGAATCCTATCTGCGACGCATATGACGAGCAGTTGCTGATGTTTGCACTAGAAGCATCCACAGCAGCAAATGCAGATGATCGGGAGAATACGGCAACAGATGAAAGGCAGGACATGCTTGAATTGCTTGATGCAAGATATGCATTTCCACCGCCCGTGTACAGATTGACTATGTCATACTGATAGTTTGTCGGAGCAGTTCCTGGAGTGACCACTGTTGTCCCCCCGACAACCGTAGTTCCACCGCTGCCGATGTCGCTACTTCCAGCGTAGTCGCCTGGATCAACACCAGTACCAGATGATGTTTCGTCAATATCGGGCATCTATTCCAACCTTTAGTAATGCTGAGAAACTGGGTCGCCTCCCTCAAGAAGACCGACCTTTACTGCTATGTTTAGTAGTTTTTGCCTTGGATTCCAACTCCAGACAGTACCTCTTATTTTTTGATCAGGGGTGGTGTATGTCTGACCAGGAATGAACGAGTCTATGTTGAGAGCGGTGTTGCTTCCCTTTATGCGAAAAGCAACCCTAGACTGCCCAACAAACGAGGCAAAGCATCTGTTTGCAAGGAGACTTGAAGAATTGTAGGATCCAAATGCAGTTGCTGCGGCTCCTGTCACAACGCTTCCTGTAGTGACTATGCTTGATCTATTGGCAGCAATGACTCCATACGAACAGTTGGATACCACGATCTTCCCTAGATTGACATCGGAACCATTATTCGCAAAGAAACCAACATGGAAATCCTTGACCCCAACATTGCTGCAAAGGCTGTCTCCAAGACCAGCAGGTTCATTTATGACATTTTCTCCAAGCCTTGCCCTTACCGAGTAGATGGCATATTTGTTGCTGCTGATGTCATCATCAGTCTCGAACAAGGCATAGTGCGCTGGCATATTGATGCCATCCATGAAGATGTTCTTGATCTTTCTAAGACCACCACTTCCGATCTTGAGGATGTTTCCATATCTCTTGAAGACTGTCGGCATTATCTTGACCGTGACTCTGTTGGTATTGATGCTTCTCCATGCACCAGAGCCGCCAAGTCCAGCATATCCATTTGCAGCAGCATGTTCGTGGTAGTTCTTGCCGAATGCAATGGTGTCATTAAGGAAAGAACCAGCAGGACCGGTTGCGCTGTACCAACCAATCAAATTGGTCTGAGTTATGCCTTCATAAACAAAAGTTGCAGTCAATCCTAGTGAACTTGAATTTGGGAATGTTGCTCCAATAAAGTTTGTTGTGGCTCCAACAGGAATACCCGTGGTTGCATTTCCCCCATAGTAACCAACTGGCACACTGCTCAGATAGTGTCCACGGACATCAAGTTCTGGTGGTCCTGGTATTCTATTTGATGGAATGAACCACGCATTGGTTTCACTTTCAGTTCTATCAGCGGGATTGTTTGCACAGGCACCTGAGATGTAGGTAACTCCAAACTGTGGATTTCCATACATTCTTCCCCATGACAGAGATGAACCCGCAGGAATGCAGAACCAATCGTCTCTCACAGATGACTGAATTGAAACTGTTCCAAGATTCAACCCGGTCAGTTTGTGTGATCCTAGAATTGAACCCTGTTTTGCAATGTTGTTTCTTGGGTGATATGGATAGGCGGCATAGAAGTATGCGGGATTGTAGTCATTGTCATAGACTAGATCATAGTCTTCTATAATGACTCCTGATCCACTTACACCATATGTCGATGACAGGGCATTTCCAGATGTGATGAAAGCATAGGTAGTGTTGTCATCTGGAAGGACGCATGACATGGTTATTCCATGAACAACGCCAGAGTAGAACTTGTTTAGACCAGTTGTGGTATATCCACTCGTAACATAGCCGCTGACATATTGAAGCAGCAAGGTCTTTGGGGCTGCTCCGACAAATGCCACTCTGTTTCCCTGCTCATGATCGAAGATCAGTTGATCATCAAGTTCGTAGATTCCAGGAGCAAAGTTGATGGTGACGAATCCAAAGTCGGAGATGTACTTGTCTCCGAGCCACTCTATGGCACGATTTGGAGTCCTGAATGGAGAATCTTCCTCAACACCTGAGTTGAGGACATCATCTCCGAACGGACTGACATAGAGGTTGACTTGCGTGGCAATGACAACTCTTTCGCCGGGGGATATCGTTATCCTATGTGCAGAAAATTCGCCCATCTATTCTCCTCAAAGCGCAGTTCCGCCACCATACATCGTGACATTCAAGTAAGTAAAGTTATCACTATGGGTTGCACCGATCAATTCATATACCTGAACACCGAAGGTCTGACCACCATAACCATAAGGATTGGCAACGAACATCTGAGTCAGACCAGACCCATTTTTAGTCACTGCAACCTCAACTATGTATTTGTCCGCATTGGTGGAACCTAGTTCATCGATGAGGTTGTGTTGAAACACATAGTTTCCTTGCGATACGCGAGAAACACCCCAAACTCCATAGGAGGCATCGACGGTGCAACCAGCCCCGCTGCTTGATCTAGCCCATCTTTTCGCAGTATTCTTTCCTATCACGGCACCGCCGCCTGATGGACCTAATCGAAGGATCTTGGCATAGGAATCCTTGCGAGTCTTTATGATCCAATAGAGAGCGACATACTGTGGAACATTGTTGTGTGCGAGGTTTCCGCCAGCATTTCCTATAGAGCCGTCAATCTGTGGTTCAAAGTTGGTTGCACCAACATTTATGGTTCCCGTGACACCGTGGTTGTGTGAACCTGCATTCGGAAGTGGTGTTCCGCTTGTCGTGTAGACGCTGTCGAATCCGGTTAGATCAAGTTTCACATTGTTTTGCAAACCAATATTGATGTGACTGTGTGAACCCTCGGTAGAAGTCTGAAGATTGAAACTTGTAGATAGATTAGGGCTGATTATTGAAGATGTGAAGTTGACTCCGTGGTTGTGTATCGGCATCTCCGTTGTGGTCAAGGCATGTTCTTCCTCACCACCAGCCATGCCCACGGTATATGAGTTGAATGCCGTGTTCTCCACCCCCGTGATGCCACGCGAATCACCTACGACGAACCTTGCCCTGAGATCGGGTTTCTTGAACTGAGTCTTTGTCGGAGCAGCGATGCTGTACACCACATTGAGTGGTGTGTTTCCAATGTAGAACCTACCTTGTTCACCCGCCACCAACTCGGAGTTGTGATATGTGCCAACCTGTGGTCCATTCACATAGATCGGATCAACAAAGGCAGTCACATTGGTTGCCTGTGTTCCATCAGCATTGACCGTTCCACTGATGATGGTGCATTTGATGCCTTCTGCATTTCCTGCCTTTGTGATATAGAACACGGCTCCTGCAATATTGGTGTTGTTCAGGAATCCGTTTCCACTATTAGACACCCGATTTAGAGTCAGGGTTTGAATGAAGCCGTATATCTTTCCTTCATTCAGTGCCGTGTACAGGTCGCCATATGTCGATATGCTGAGGAATCCGCCGTCACAGATGTCCCAACCAGTTGGGATCTGCCCTGTGTTGCCAGCAAATGCAGACACCGTTCCCACGGGCTGTATGTCACTGAGATCAACCGTGGAGTCGCCCGATATGCGGGATCCTATGGAGTTGACCACGATTCCATCGATTGTACCCAGATATGAATCCAATGATGGGGTTCCATCGTCAACGGTTCCTGTGGTTATGATGACAGGCTTGATGACGCTACCGGGATTTGATGGTGCCGTCGTTGTCAGTTTACCAGCATTTGTATCAGAAAGATAGAAAACCTGTGCAGTGGTGCTACCTGCAATAGTGGACATCAGGCTATCTGGAAGGGATATTTCACCCGAGTAGACAACAACGAAGTTAGTGGCATCTATTGACTCCACAACTCCAACAAAGTTTGCATTTGTTTCGTTGTTTGCAATCGCTCGCAAGTATGTGTCGGTGGCAGGATCATAGCGGATCACATCTCCAACTGTGAATACATCGGAGGTGATGCCAGCCATGTCTATCTTGTTCTTTACAGAACGGACATCCGCTAGTGCTATTGGATCAAATGCGCTACTTCCCATGTTGTTCCTCTTATAGTTCCGATTCCACTTGATAGTTTATGAAAGCATTTCCACCAGACTTATCCGCACGGAATCCACGCTTTCCCTTGACTAGAGTGGTGATGGTGACACCATCTGTCTTGATGTCAACGGTCGATGCCGTTGCATCCCGTATCTCAACAGGATATCTGACCACCACCTTGGATGAGTCGGTGAATATTGCGTCATTGTTGACAACGGCAGATCCAGCAGTCACATCCTTATATGGGGTGATGACATTCGTGGTATGATAGTAACGAAGGCATCGGTTGAACTCCGAGGTTGGATCATTGAGTTCGAATGGGGTGGCATCCTGTCCATACTCAAACTGAACCTGTGCAACATATATCTTGTAGTTGTTTACACCTGCTAGATTGCCATCGATTTCCTCAACAACATCCTCTCCCACTAGATCGGAACCAGCACGAATATAGAACTTTATTTCTGGTCCATCGGTTCCATTGCTTCCAGTCAATCCACCACGGGCGTCGGGAAGTGCAAATGTATGTGAGAATCTTGTCCATGTCGTTGGGACATTCATGACGAAGCCGGAGTTCTTCTGCGAGTTCTTTTCCACACCTGTGGTTGCATAGTCGGGTGCAGTTCCACCACCCCAATCCCTGCGGAATGCAACACCAAGTTTAGCATTGCTGACTGTGGATCTTGCATAGAACGACACGGTGGCATAGCCATTCGGGAACTGCTCGACTCCTTCTATTCTCTGAAACAGATATGTCTCGCTCGTAGCCCCAAAGCCTCCCGTGCCTATGCTGAACTCAAGACCATGTGGAGAATAGACATTCGATGTGCGAAGATCGCCAACTCCAAGGGCGACACGATTAACCTCAACGCCAAGTCTATCGGCAGTCGATCCACCAGTATTGACCAGTTTCCACCTGTCTGCCGTATAGCGATCTGGCTCGGATGTTGGATTCCTGAAGCCAAAGGTAGTTCCTCGCTGCCAGAAATCAAAGTTTCCGTTGATCAACTTGTTTCTAAATCCAGAACCGCTCTGTGGTATCAGGATGCTTGTGCCTGTATCTGTGTTGGTGTTGATGACAAGACCAACATAGTTCTGCACGATTCCTGCGGTTGGTGAGATGGCAACGAGTATTGGCTTCCTGACGGTGTTGACAGTAATCGGAGACTCAGTTGTGATCTTTCCATCATCACCGCCGAGGAAGTATACTGATCCTGGCATGAGCGTCATGCCCGATGCACTCATGTCGATGAAGCCCGACACGGTCATGAGGGATGCAGCAGAGTTGCCTCCATAGTTGATCTTGGAGATTATTCCAAGTGCTTCTGCCTCTTCCGTGCTGTTGCAGGATGCCTTCACATAGGATCCATAGGGGCGATCCGTAGCGGTGACTCCCTCTTCAAACCGGACAGTTTCTCCAACGGCAAACAGATTCGGTTCATGCTTGATGATGACCGTGGATGCATTCAACTTGGAGTAGATCGAATCGACATCGACAATCTTATTGCCGACATAGTTCATTACCATAGCCTTGTCGGATGCAAGGGCATACAGGACAGGTTTACGCACTTTTCCCGTGACAGTCGGTGCTGTCTTGGTGATCTTTCCTGCCTCACTGTCCGAGAGGAAGTAGAACTCACCTGTACCAAGAACGCTCATGCTGTCTGCTGACGCTATTGCATTGCCAAAGTTTCCAGTGACATATCCAAGAAGATTTACATCCACAAACTGCTTGGTGCTGTTCACATTGACTGCAATGCCGATTGATTCTGCATTGCTGACCGTGTCTGCCTTTGCAAGAGTGATACCATCAGTTGCAATATCGTGCCGAATCACCATTCCGAAGGTAAGACCTATGGCAGAGATATTCGTGACTGAATCGAATCTCTTCACAACCGAGGAGTTGATGAGACGAGATGATCCGTCGCTTAACATGCTGATGTTGGAGAACGTGGTTCCTGCCGAGAACATCGTCTCAACATCCACAGTGTTTCCATCATATGTTGTGACCATCAACTTTGAGGATGGGCTTCCGTCATTGCCCTCGGAGAACACGAATCGATTATTGTTTGAGTAGAACTTTGCATCGCCAGTAAATGCAAGGGCATCGCTGATACGCCATGCACTATATGTCTTTCCGCCACTATCAAATGATTTCCATAGGAAGTACTTGTCTCCGCAAGCACCTGCGATGACAAGTCCACCACCACCTGCATTTGTGATTATTGTATCCGATGTTCCGCCTGTCCCACCATTTGAGTTTACTGCTCCAAGGACAAGATTGTAGTCATCTATCGTCACAAGGTTGGTGTTGATGGTGGTTACGGTTCCGTTGAAGGTGATGTTTCCTTCGAAGGAGTGATCGCCAGGAATCGAATCGGCAAGGTATATGGTGGCAACACCAGTGTCCGCAAGGTTCACCCCGATGCCAGTTGCACCAGCAAGTTGATAGACCTTCAGTCGGTTCAACTTGTCGATGATCTCCGTGTTTGTCACGGTGTACCATTCGTAGAACGTGTCCGAAAGGGTCAGTGGGGGGATGATGTAACTGCTGCTTGCTGGACCTGTCGGCATCTCAGTTTCTCTCTGCTAGTAGTTGCTTTACCTGTTCCTTCAAGATATTTATCTCGTTTTTCAGAATCCTAATCTCATCATCCATGCTTCTTTGCTTGAGTATCGTCTTTGCCTTTTCATTGTTCACCAATATCAAGGCACCGGTACTCTTGTCACGAATGTAGTCGCTTTTCATTCGATTGCCACCACACGGAGATTCTTGACAACGGGAACCTTTGCCGAGTTCAAGGTATACATGCAGACCTTGATGGCAAACACATTGAACCAATCCGTTCCACTTGGAACCACTGAATAGGTGGCTTCCCTGAAATCGTTGTCGTTGAGCGAGTTCGTGAACACGCCGCCGACGAAGAACTCGCTTGTCGGTTCTATTGCCATTCTCTTGTATCCAACCAGATCAGAGGTGATCTGCTCCGAGTTGTATGTCTTCGCATATACGCGGATGAATGTATCCTTGGGGATGTTTGCATCCAGAATGACCTTGATTTCCTTGGCAGTCTGCCCATTGGGAATCAGAACCTTCTTTGAAATGTATCTGGCGGTATCGTCATCTCTTCCCGAGAATATCGCCTCCTCGACATTGGTGCTGTTCTCGCTGGCATTGATGAGGTTCTTCACCACCACGGCATTCGTCCTGTCGAGGTCGATCATGAAGGTTCCCGTATCGGTGTTGTTTCCACCCAGGTTGAAAATCATCTCAAAGTCCGCAGACTCGTTGACGGTGAATGGAGAATCAAGCCGCAGGTTCCTGTTCACCGTGGCATTGTATTCCTTTGGACCTACAAGTATGCTTGTCGATAGGGTCAGGTTCTGTGGAATGAATGCAAACACATTGGGCTGTACGAGATCAGCAACAAAGTCTTCCGACTGATTGACATGGCTAAGTATGATCGAACCACCAGGCGCATCGAACTTGCAGCGATTGATGCGGAACATAAGATCGGTGTTTGCATCACCAACTGGCTCCGATGCATTCTGTGCCTTGAAGAGCATACCTCCGCTGAATGTGGACGATATTCTCTTTTCCGTGACTATGTCGTTCTTTCCGATATTCGCCACATAGACATTGTATCTCAGGCTGTTCGTCCTGACGAGAATGGCATATGAGCCAGGTGAAAGGAACACTGGAGTCGAGAACTTGAAGTTGGTTGCCCTTGGGGTGTTCTCGCTGGCATTGACACCCGATGGGCTGAGAGTCACGGTGCTGAATGGCAGTATGACAGATGGATTTGGGATTCCATTCACCACGGGGCATATTTCCACCGTGACGGGAAGTTCCTTGTCTCTTGTGGAGAAGTAGAGATCCACGCTCGCAAGGAACACGCCATTGGGATTGTCATTCTCGCTGACTTCAAAAGTCTGTGCAAGAGGATCAATCCACTGATTATACTTCGTGGTGTTTATGCTCTTCTTGCGATACAGCGGATTGCTCACTACCTTGTTGCTGTTCGGAGTCTTCCTTCTGACATCCACGGGTCTGATTGAGGAGATTCCAAATGGATTCTCGTAGTTTGTCCCTGTGGTATAGAAGGTAGCCTCTGCAATGGTAGTGGCATTTTCGATGTTGTTGTTTGCATCGTCAATCAAGCGGATTATCTTGTCACCGACAACGAATGTTCCATCTGGAACGCTCATTGTGATCCCAGTCACCGAGCCATCCGCGAGCGATGTCGTGAATGGACCGGTTGCACCATTGACGGTGCAGTATTGATTCATATTGACATTGTCCATGAATACATGAACCTGAGTTCCTGGCTTCATGTTGTGGGCATCGAACGTGAGGGTGACACCACGCATGTATGGACAGACACTCTTGTTGATCAGCGTGCTGTACCCAATGTCAACATAGTAGTCCTTCTTGCGAATGGCAGGAGAGAACCTGTCACGGAGTTTGTCGAGGGGAATCGTGAACCTGCGGACCTTGGTCTTGGCATTCCATCTCCTGTCAACGACAGGATCGATTTCCTTCTCGCGGACCCTTGCAAAGAAGTCGCTGTTCTTCTTGCTTTCAGCCTCGCTGAGTTCGACTGAGATGCCGTTCCACAGGCTCTCCCAATCGTTCCACTGCGAACCATGACCATTGTTGTTGTTCATGTTGCTGATCTGCCATGCTTCATTCGACCCATCGTCGTTGAACTGCACGATTGGTCTTGTGACAGTGTCGTACCAGTAGTCAGCGAACGGCGTGAGTACGATGTTTCCAACCCAGTTTGGAAGGCAGAACGAGTTAAGGTTTATGGTTCCGCTTGCCTTGTCCTGATAGATGAAGGATGTTCCTGTGTAGTCACCACAGAGAATATTGTCCGTTGTCAGGGTGATGCCTGGATCGAAGCCAGCGTAGCGGAATGAATAGGCATTGGATTCAAACGATGGGCGAAGCAGCCCGCGTTCGACATCTATGGAGCAGCGGTAGTCTTCGTCAGACACATCTCCAACCGAATGCCCGTTGAAGGTATCTACGAGAATAGCCCTCTTGACTGCATCGGCACCGGCGCTTGTCCTCAAGTCGCGCGAGATCACGCTCTGTTCGATATCGCTGAGTTCGACCGTCTGCTCAATGGCATTCATCCTGCTCGAAAGATCACCGATATCCTTCATGGTGTATCGGGTGTTTCCAATCGATTGTGCCTTTATGTCCGAGCCATTGAAGGTGTATGCAGGGACACTGAGGACGAAAAGCGTCATTGAGTCCGTGATATCCTCTGGAATGACGGGAGAATCGCTGGGAACTCCACCAAGCCTCTGTAGAGTGGTGAGATCCGCTGCATCGTCTGCGGCAATGTTCTTCGACACGACGAGTTTGTCAATGCGTGGAAGATATGCCACATGGGTGCTTGCCACGGTTGACTTGTCGGGTATCAATCCATTGCTGTAGCGAATCACGGGTCGGTTGAACAGATTGCTTGGTGTGGTCGATCCAACTGCATCGCTTGTGGCACCAGAGGAAACATATCCTGCGATCTTGGCAAGATAGCGATAGTCTGCGGCATTCGCAAGATTGACGGAGTCGCCAGTTCTTGGGCTTACGAAGACCTGAATGTCATCGTATGAAACGCCAGCATATGATTCGCGGGTGATTGGTCCATATCCAGAATGCTCGTAGTACGAGTAGGTCACATTGATCTGGAATGTGGTGTTCTCAGCATACTTCGTGTAGTAGTCTGGCTTGACATATATTCTGCCGAGCAGATACACAGCATCCCTCTGACCAGTATCAAAAAGGAACTCGTCGCTTATGTCGTTTCCTGCACCATCGGTGATGCTCTCTATCTTGATGGCATCTGCCTTGTCAAGAACAAAGTACATCCAAACCACATCACCAACGGAGTTTCTCCTGATGTTGCGCTTGAAGACGTTGAGCGTGTTTATGGTGTTGGTAATGACCTCGCTGTAGGTTGCCTTGGTCTTCTGCCTCACCTTGCCCACGGGATTCTGTGGGATGTTGATGGAGTCTGCCTTCGTCTTTCCCACAAGGTAGTAGGAACCAAGGGGCAATGCAGATGTTATCTGCACGAAGTCTCCGTCACCAGTGATCTTGCCTGTTACCTTGGTCTGTCCTGTCGGAACCGTGATGTTTTCCCCGACGATGCGGAGTATGGTTCCACGGCGAAGTGCCGTACCCGATTCATATACGAGGTAGTACCCATCGGTTTCATCGATGACAACATCGTTGCCGCTGGGGACAAATCCATTCTCAAAGCACCATGCATAGTTCGATCCCTGCCCATGCGAGACAAACGGGAAGCGGTTTGCATTGTCAACCACGAAGCCACGGGAAACCTCACCGACGAACGATATGGCATTCACATCCTTCACCATAGTGGTGGGGGTGTTTCCGTTCAAGCGCACCAGCAGATTCTGATCCTCAGCATCGTACAACTTGGGCAGTCTCGACTGGCTCGTTGGCTGAGTCGAGCGGAACAAGGTCACATCGCTCATGATCTTCGTGGAAAGACCAGTTGCATATGAGTAGAGATATAGATTGAGTGGCTGATTTATATCGCCAGTGGCATTGATCTGCGTTATGTTCGACAGATATGCCTTGAACTCCATTGTCCCGCCTTCAGTCGAATAGGCAGTGGCTCCGATTGGCTCCACCTTGAGCAGGAATGCCTCGAACAGAGCCTTGTCAAGATACTCGGTCGATGGAACCTGTGCGGTTGCTCCGTATATCTGATATGCAAGACTTCTCTCACCAGACTGAATGCTTGAGAACAGAGAGTTGAGTCGGTCCCCGCTCTCGGGGTAGTACTTGCCGACAGCATAGTTGCCGTAGTAGTTGTCCACACGGGCATCCGTGTAGTTTCCCGCGGTCCTTGCTCGGGGAATCTCAACGATGTCCTTGAACTTGGATTCATATTCATAGCCGAAGACATATGCCTTTCCTGAACCAACATCGGCAAAGACCTTGGTCGAGTCTCCATCACGGAACGAGATGTCGAATGGCTTGACGACATAGTTGCCGCTCTCGTCGTATGTCCTTTGGGCAAACAACTTGACAAGATCCGAATACTGGGTGTCATCGAACTTCTTTATGACTTCGCCATTCTCATAGACGACCAGTTCTATGAAGTTCTCGTCAGCAATCGAAGCAAGGAACTTGAGTTCAAGATCTATCTTGAAGCGATGCGAGCCGGGAGCATTGTAGTTGTAACTGCCATTAGCAGGATCCTTGAGGGTATAGTCATCCCTTTCTGTGACTATGTTTGAGAGAACCTCAAAGCCCATGATACCGGTTGGATTTGCAAATACCCGTATGTTGTTGGTCACGACATATGCGGGTTGAATCTGCTCGTTGGTGCGGACAAAATGCCCGTTCACATAGTAGATTCCCTCGCTTATGGCTACGATTCGTACCCTGCCCGTTGCAGGGGTGTTTGGATTAGCCGGAGGAACCCGTACCGAGAACAACTTGTCGGGATTGTCGCATTCAAGGACTGCATCTGGCGTGAACTCAGTGCCAGTCATATAGGATATGATGGCAACTCCATACGGATCGGCATCGCTGTATCTCGGAAGATAGCGAACGACGATAGCCTTGGATATTATGTTTCCGTCCCCGTCGCGCTGAATCAGCCTATGCCCGTAGAGATCGGACTGCGTGACTTCGGCTATCGGGGTGGTCGTTGTGTTGGGATTGATGCGAACATAACTGAGAGTCTGAGTGGATATTTCTCCACCGATGATGTTGCTGCCATCCTTGAAGATGTTGTTTCCAAAACGCTCAATCTGATTCTGTAGGATGGTCTGTAGTTGGGTCAGTTCTCGCGCCTGAACGGCATACCCAGGTCGAAACAGCATCCGCAGGAACTTTCTTTCCTCACTGAAGTCGTCATAGTATGGATCAACATTGAATAGATCTGGGTCGTAAGAAGGCATCTACATTTGCTCCTAGAAGCCGATCACAATCTTGAATTGTTCGGATTGCTCGACATTTCTCTCTACAGGTCGTATATTTTCTATGTATAACAACTCTCCGGAACCTATGTCGATCTCGGATTGCACAATGTTGTTTATGGTGGTGCTTGTCAGTTGTGTTTCAGCCGTCAGACCATATGACGAGAAGAAGAGTGCGTCGGTGGTGTTGAAGGAACCCTTGACATTGCTCAAGTGAATGGTTCCCGTAAGCCCGACTCCACCTGGCACCACGAAGTCCACCACATCGCCAGTGACTTGTCTTAGCGTGGTGCTGTTCGTCTGCTTTATGGTTCCATCCGCAGCAGCACCGACGATTACACCATCCGTGAACGGAGAACCCGAAGAGACGATGGTCAACTTGGTCGTCGTGCTGTATTCTCCAAGATCCTCAATGAGCGTCGGGACGAATGCCGTCGAGGCAAGTCTGCCAAAGTTCTCATCACCAGCAAACCTCAAGAACTGACTTCCTGATGTTTGTCCGGACTGAATCTGCTTCAGCATCTCGCCAAACTCCTCGTCAACATCGACTATCGACGGAGTGTTCATGGTATATCCACCAGACGCTCCAAGGAATGTCAGGGTCTTGCCAGCGACAAAGGCACCGAATGTGGTCTTCACGACGAAGTTTCTCTCTGGCAAGTCATAAGAAACTATCTCACCGCGAGCAGAGAGGGTCAATCCAACGATATTCTTATATTGATTGACTATGTCGCCAGTTCCAAAGGAACCTGTGTAGAGTGCATTGTAGTATATGCGGGTATTGACCGAAGAGTCTTCGGAGAACCTAAAGTTTCCGACTATGTCGGTAAGAACTAGCCTGTGGAATCTTGATCCTGGAATGACTTCCGAATCCAGAATCTTTGCACTAGCCCTGCTCTCATATCCGTAGATGTAGTTTCCAGGAACAAAGGTGTTTTGCTGATACAGGTCGCTCTTGTTCGGTTGCTTTCGAATCAATGCCTTGAGGGAGACTGCCTCTTCCTCTCCTGCAAAGGTCAAGCCCCCGTTGAGATATGGCTTCTTGACGATTCCAAACTGACGGAAATCATTCCGCACCGAAAACTTGCCACCTTCGGTTCCCTCAAGTTCCATCACCACCATGAGGTCTGCTGCACCAAACTCCTTTATCGCATTCGCTCCATGCCCTGCGGGAGTGGAAAGATTTGCAGACATCGATGCATTCAAGTTTGAAACAGCAGAGCCTATGGTCACGCTTCCGCTCTCGGTGACAACTCTTGGCTTGGCATATGTGTAGTTCTTGCCAGAATTGATTACACTAAGACCAGTTATCTTCTTCACCGAAGATGTGGTTGGGACCACAACGGCATCCTGTCCGTCGCCATCAACGACGATGTAGGGAACTATCTTGAACTCACTGCTACCGTCTATTGTTCTTTCCAACGATGGAGTCACGTTGGCATAGAAGTAACTTACGCCAGTTCCTGCCTTCGTGAAGTCGAGTATCCTGAGATACTGACCGACTCCAGGACCACCGCTGATGTAGACCGCATAGTTGTTCCAATAGTCGTTGGCAGGATCGCTTTCCTCTCCAGCGGGTACGAACGATATGTACGATGAGCCAGCCGTGTTGACGTTTATCGAAAGATCGGTTCTTATCTGCTCGGCATAAAGATTGCTGATGAACCTTGTGTTTCTGAATATCTTGTCGAATGTCGGGCTTAGGTTTGCATTGATCGATACGGAATCGATTGAGCCAGCAAGAGCGGTATTCTGCACTTCCTTCTGCTCTGCAAAATCCTCAAATGCCGTGAACACAGGCATATACTCAAGGGTGAGGAACTCAATGTCATCCTCGGGTACGGAATAGATGTATTTCCATTTGTAGCCATCGGCAAGCGAGATGACCTCGCTGGACTTGCCTGTCGGCATGATTCGCGATGTTCCGTTTGCACCCATGCACTTGTAGACATTGAACTCGGTGGTCAAGACATAGTAGGACTTACCTGCCATGTCGGTTGTCTCTGAATAGGCAGTATAGACCGATCCCGAAGTCCAGTTGACCCTCGGTATGACAAGCCTCATGTTCTCAGGACGGAGTCTCTTGAGAAACAGCATGTTCCTGTAGGTGTCATATGCATTCCTTGACGATTCACCGATTGAAGGAGGAACGCTATCGCTCTCCACCACTGTCGTGTCAGCAACATCCTCGTAAGGAACTGCTCGACTGACAAAGAGATAGTAGTTGTTGTTTGACGATAGACTTCCTCTGATGATGTCTATCAGATCGGTCTTCAGTAGAGTCTTGAGAGCGTTGTTTGCCATATTAGAAGTTCGGAGATACTAAAGTTGTACTTTCAATCAATCCATATTCCCTGTTGCTGCCCGTAGTGCCTTCGTATGGAGTGCCGATGGCATTTGAGTGGAAGTGATAGCCAAATGGCATCTTCATGAAAGGCTTGAGGCAGACTGCCCCAAACGATGCACCTATGCCTGTTCCACCTTCCCATATGTTCGTAAGACCCACTATTCCCCTGATGTTTGGGTGGTGGTAGATTTCCCAATACGAATAACTCAATCCCTGTGCTTCTATGTAGCCCTCGACGCTACCGCTTGCTCCAAGAGGCTTTCCTTGAGGATCATGAGCCGTTGCACCAGATTCCACCACTATTCCCAAACCATTTCTAATCATCTTTATGTTGGCAGTGAATCCAACCGCACCGCTATTTGTGATGATAATGTTGGAACCTTCGGAAAACCCTGTTCCACCAAATCCAGCAGCAAGCGTGTCGAAATCTATTTGCTTGAGATATGCCGCAGCATAAGTCTCCCCTATGCGGACAAACTCAAAGATATTTGCAGTTATGATGTTGTTTGAAGATCCCGTTGCCGTTACTGCTGTCCATGTTGTTCCTGATAGAAAAGTGAATCCAACGGGTTCTATGAACAACTTTCCACCACTTGCACCATATGCCTGGTTTGCGCTGTATGTGTTTCCCCGCGGATTGAATCCATTTAGATATTTGTTGTACAGGTCGGCTGTGGTTCCTAGCCTGTACGGAGTATAATGCCCGATGAAAGGCAACTCATATCTCTGAAACTCGGAATGGAACGGCAATGCATCCACTATGTCCCGCTTCACCAACATCTCGCCAAACATCTTGAATCCTGCGGGATGCACAAGTTTCTTGTAGAGTTCCTTGTAGCGTGAGAACGATATCTCGCTCTTCAGGGCATATGAGAACTCCTGATAGTAGTAGGCATCGTATATCTTCTTGTTCGAACTCAACTTTCCGTTGTTTCCGACATAGAAGCCAGTATAGTTCGTCACTGCTCCGACCACGGGGGATATGACTGCCTTGCCATCACCGCTGTTGGTTGCAATGCTGCTGGTGAAAGTACCACTATAGCCGACTCCTGAATCTATGATCTTGACTGCCTTGATCACGCCCTTCACATCAACAAGTTCGATGCTTACATGAAGCCCGATGCCGTCTCCGTTGGTGCTTACAGTGACATCATCAGTTTCGCTGTATTCGGATCCACCGTTGATCACATCTATGCGCGACACGACAGGATATACATCTTCCTCAAGATCGGAAGTTCCCGTGTTGCAGTAGAGAGTCCTGTTGGGGATAAATGTACCGAAGATGTCCTTTATGAACACCTCGTTCACATCGTAGTATCTCTTGCGATACTGAGTGACCTCGGTGACGGTGGCAGATGCAGAGACATCCCCGCTGATCGGATCAAGTTGGTACACCTGATTTCCTGCCATCGCATAGTTTGCCGTTCCGCCATCGTTGGTGGTTTTCAGCGATGTCCGTTCGATCCATCTGCCATGAGAGCATTTCAATATGTCCTCGCCCGGATACTTCACCTCGGACACGGCATTGAATATCAGCCTGAACAGGAACCTATATGCCTTCTCGGTTCCCTTTGATCCATAGAAGTTCCTGACATTCTTGAGGAAGTTTGCCTCGCTGATCACATTGCCATTGGCATCGGTTGCGAGTTGAATGGGGAAGTTCTGCAAGTACATTGCTCGGAAGTCCTGTGTGAACATCCCGATGCTCTGATCGATATCGGTGTGTTCCATGAATGCATCGATGATTCCGAATGCATTCTGATACTGCTCAAGCCATTCGTAGTATGCCTCAACGAATCTACGGAAATCAACATGATCCCGATTTATGAAGTCTGGAACCTGATCTACGATGAGATTGCTAGGACCAAATCTCTTGAGGAAACGAGGAGACTCCTCGGACAACCTGAGTGTCTGTACTTCGGGTGGGCTTCCCGTTCCGCCAAAGAGAAGTGGTAGTTGATTAGGCATCAGATCCTTCTAGCAGCCGCATCCTGTAGGTTTATCACTATCGACTCAGGTATGCTTTGATCCACAAGGAGAACCTGATTTCTCTTTGGGACTATGTCGAATCTCTGGTCTGGCGTGACGATGAACTTGATGTATGGCAGTTTGCCGGAACTCGTAGGTGCGAATCCGACCAGATTCACCTTGCCCGTCTGATAGTCAATGGTGCCGACATTTCTCTTCACAAGGATCTTTTCAACGCCGACATTGGTGAATATCGAAAGCCTTCCATAGCCGTCATCCTCAATGAAGCAGTCCTTCACGTTGTTGTCTTCGTCGCGGTGCTTGAACACGGAGGTGGTGACTATGGAAGCAGCCCCATCGACGGGATGATAGAGTGCTATGTCGAAGGAAAGTTTATAGTTCGATGTGCCGAACACAGGAACGATCTTCTTCATGAGTTTGGTGGAGATCCTGTTGCTCACCATCGTGTTGCTCGAAAGATCTACCTGTCTACTGATGATTGAGTATCTGAATGGAGCATTAAAGACCTGTAGGGCTAGGTTCGAATAGCCAACGATGGCAGCACGAATCGAATCCCTCACGGATGATTCCGATGTGAAGGCGGCATTTGAGTTGTAGGTGCCGAAGCATTCCACAAGGACATATGTGTAGTCAACGTCCACTACCTCGGGCTGCACCGTCACGATCTTTTTCTTGTCAAGGACGTTCTTGATCAGGCTTTCCTTCTGTGCATCGCTGAGTACGCGGGTGTTCTTCGGAAGTATGGAGATGAATACCTTGCCGTATTCGGGTGGATCGTTCTCATCACCTCCCCATACGCGAACAGACTCGGCATCGGTGTACTCGCGCAGGACTATGCTCTCGTAGTCGCTTGCGGTGACTGTCCTGTTCTGCGATTGATAGTACTTCGGTGCCGCATATCGGATCTTTTCCTCGCTGTCCCTCTCGGCACCACCAGAACTTGGCGTGACGGTTGTCACGGTGGCATCGAAGTCGTTTCCACCGATTCCCGTGAAGGTGAACGAGGAGGAAGTCGCTGTATCCCTGATTCCAATGTTGTTGCCAAGGGAAGCATCCGTCTCAAAGAAGACGATGACGATGTAGTTGCCCTTCTCTGGCTTCTGTCCGAATATTCCATCACCGAATGAAACCTCATAGTTTCCGCGATAGTTCTCGTTTATGAAATAGACCTTGCTGGTCGAGGTTATGTCGAGGAAATCGGTATTCTCTCTCCAGTTGAAATCTGCGCTACCAAGATCAGACAAAGATCCCATGACGTAGATGAGTGTGAGATCCTTGTCCACATTGGCAAAGGGAATCTCAAACTTCGTCCTGTTGCTATCGGGATCATAGACATAGGAGATTGTCCTGTATCTTCCCTGCCTGAGAGTGATGTTCTCGCACTTGTATGGAACAGCGGTGCGATCTATCTCAAAGGACTCGGTTGTGCTGAAGAGATAGTTGTTTCCATCCTTGGTCGATGTGAACACGGTTCCGATTGGCACTGTGCTTGGAACACCAGCCGTGGAACCGAAGGTGAGGGACACCGTGGCTGTTGCTGCATTCTTGGAGTTGGGGACATAGCCAAGGTTCTTTGCAAGCGAGACTATCGACTTTCTCAGGACGGCAGAGTCAAGGAAAGACTCGGATGCAAGCATGTTGGCATACATGGCAGTATAGTGCGTGTTGTATGCAAGCAGATCAAGAAGGATGTTGATTCCCGATCCCTCGTAGTCATAGTCGGAGAACTCCTGAGTCGTTGACAGGTAGTTCTTTAGATTCTGCTTTATTCCGTCAAAGTCTAGTTCCGTGACGGGAGTGAGTACGCGATTTGGCATTACCTTAGCCTTTCTATGCTTACGAACACCTTTGATACCTCGCGGGAGTTGAGGACGGTAAATGAAACCGTCACATCGAAAGAGTTGTACTCGGCATCAAATATGACCTGTACGTCGTTTATCCTTGCTCTCGGTTCGTAACGGGTAAGTATGTCCATTATGTTGGATCGTATTGCCATAGCAACAAGCGGGGTCGCTGGCTCAAACAGAAGTTTCTGAATACGGGAATCGATCTCGGGCTTGAATGGCTTGTCGTACCGCGACATCAATACAAGGTTGCGTACCGCTCTCTTGACAGCCTCCGTGTCCGTCTTTCTACGCAAGTCTGCGGTGACGGGGTGGGGGCTGAAGTCGAGGTCCAGATCCTTGAAGATGTTCTTTCTTACAAAATCGGTCATCGATAGTCTTTTGCGGAACTAATGAGGAATGCGATCTGACTCCTGGTGTTTTCAATGAAGGGAAGCAGTTCCTGATCATCCATTTTATCCAAAGTTCCAAGATCACACCATTCAACAGATATGTAGCCCAGTGCGATCATGCTGTCGCTGCAATAGATGGGTAAAATTGAGAATGCGACGGTGTCGTGAAGTTCGTAGAACTTCTTGGTGTTCGAGTCGCGCTGCTGAGAAACCATCCTGATGCGGGGATCGTTCTCCTGTAGCATCTCGACTATCTCGACAAACCTACTGACAAGAACATCCTGTCGGAACTGCATGGTGGAGGATATCTTTGGGTCGCAGGTCTGACTTGAGATGCTCATTCTCCTCATGGAAGAGCCATCCGCAAACTTTCCCCCGTTGTGGAACTGAACCAAGGATACTCGGGAAGCCTTCGTTCTTTCCCGAACACTGGTTATCATGTTCCATATCCGCATGTTCACATAGTTGAACCGTTCTTCGTCCTTCTTGGTTTTCTTTACCTTCATGAACTTGAACGCCTTGCTCAAGGCATATGTGAACCCCGAAATGACCATAGCAACGATCACTCCGGTTTCAAACCACTTATAGTACTCTGTAGTATCCATGACTTCTCCGAACTTTAGGATGTTTAGCGAGTCCAAGCCTACTTGAGGCTTGGAATATGGTCTAGAAGATTAACAGGCGAACCTTCGATCTTCACACCATTTTCAGTCGCAATCTCATCCATTGACTTACTGAAATCTGGATTCAATATGAGGTTTTTCATCAACTGCCCACCAAAGCACGGGTCGAGTAGTGCCGTCGAGATTATGCTGTTACCAAGTGCATAACGCTCTACGGCTGCAAGTGCTAGGGTAAATGCAGCATTATCGTTATTTATCAAAGTTGTGATATTATTTGAAAGCGCGTTTACGTTGTCGGTCAGTTGGCGAAGTTCCCCAACGAACTCCCCAAGATCAGTAGCCCCACCCTGATTGAGTTGGTACTCAATCTCACCAAGGAATGCAGATATGTTGTTCATGTTCTGACCGAAGTTGTCGAAGAACGGTCCAACGATCTGTGGGTTGAGGGAGGAGAATGCATTTGAGAAGTTGTCTTCAAGAAGTTGCTCGGGATCCTTGAGGAGATCCTTGATGGAGTTGTAGGTTGACATGACTCCAATGATCTGATCCAGCCTAGGAAGCAGTCCATTGTCTCCGTCTATGCTGATTCCGCTCAATCGATTGGTGTGGGTTATGAATGCACTGAGTTCCCCGTTCAGTCCACCGAGAGCATCGTTCAACCCGTCGAGATCGCTTGTCAGTTCACTAAGACCCTCTATCTGCGACAGGTTCGCACCCATCTTCTCCTGTAGGATCTGCGCTGCACCCGCAATCGGATTGCGAAATGCATTTCCTTCAAGAAAGTCATTGAGGAACTTCTTCGGACCTGGTGGGAGAAGTTGGGATATGAGGCTGCAATTCGCAGGATTGAATATGCTGGGATATCCGGGTTGATTCTGCTGCCAAGTCATTTAGCCTACCTCCACATCGCTGCTTGATATCAAAATATGCCCACACGATGCCACAGAACCCGTGCAGCAGACGGGAATATCCTCTGCGGTGACAGACTCGTTTGCCGTGACCATATTAGCCCTGTTGTGTTCGTTTATCCCATGATCCTGCACGATGCTTCCAAACCGAGCAACGGGAAGATCATTTGCCGTTACCGAGGCACAGCCATTGAGTATCACTCCACCACCGGCGAAATCGGCACCGACTCTTCCTATGCTTGGCATCAGAATACCCCTCCGTCGAGATTGCTGATATCGACACCCGATACCTTCTCGAATCCAGAAAAAGGCAGATAGGGAGGAATACCAAATGTATTTTCTATGCAGATGTAGGTGAACTCATCGTCGGGAAAGTACACGACATCCCCAACCACATAGGTTGCAGAAAGATCGTATGTTCCCCTCCAGTTGAAAGCAGATGACATTCTCTATGCTCCGAATGGTATTGGATATATTCCTGGAATGATGAAGGGATCAGCCGCTGCTTCACCTGTTCTGGCAAGGCTGTTCAACTTGATGCTTCTTGCCTTGCCCGAGACATAAAGATCGCTTCCTATCTTGGTCTTTATGACGGCATCATTCAGAGAACTCACCACGAAGCCACCACTAACCACATCGGTGACGCAGTTTCCAAACACACGGGTGTACTTGTTGCCGATGATCGTCTCGCGGTGATCGCCAAGTACGGAAAGATCCCACGAACCATAGACTATGCCACGGACATCCTTAAGTGCCTGTAGGTTGACATTGCCGTCAACCTGTATGTTCAGGTTTCCACCCGAAGCCCGTGGACCAACAAGAACGCTGACATCACCATCGACGGTGATCTTTGCGGTCCCCTTGATATGGACATAATCGCTGCCAGCGATCAACTCATAGTTGTTTCCCGTCACCTTGTGGACGCGCGTGCCGTTGGGATCGTTCTCCCATCCGTTCGCCACTTCCTCAAAACTTCCCGATGGGTGATAGGTGTGGTGACGTTCCTTGTTCGGTGTATCATCCCACTCCTCCACCATCCCCGATCTGGTCGCAAAAACCTTGTTGTTGGGATACTCCGTCTTGTATGGAGTGGTTGGTTCGTTCCATCTCTGAGTCTCAAGCGAGTCCCATGCAACGGGAACCAACTTGTCAACACCGAGTTTCTTTCCCTCGACTATGGTCTTTTCAGTCTCTTCGCCAGTGGCAAGCCTGTTGGTGTCAGGAACATCGACTTCCGTTGGAAAGACTCCCGTTGGATCGTTGAATCCCTTTGTCTTGTCTGCCTTCTCCGCAGGTATTCCACCAACGGAGAACATCACCACAGGCTGCTGTGCATCCATGCCGTCACGGAAGAATCCAAAGACATGCGATCCAGTGACAAGACCAGTGGGGGATCGTCCCACCCCACTGATCGAAGCACTTGTTATGTCTTGCAACGGATGCGCCCAAGGGAGATCGGATGTCCGTATCGATCCCTTGCTTTCGGTGTGGTATCCGAAAATCCTGACGCGAACCCTGCCGAGTTTCAATGGATCATTGGTGTCTTCAACGACACCAAACCACCAGACGAATCCGCCCTGACCCATGAACTCCATCATCTATCATCTTTTCCTTTCGGGGTATCCGAAGTTCTCGTTTCCCCAACGCTCCCAATCAGCAAGTTCTTCCTTGGTGTATGGCAACTTGCGGAGTTTCTCTTCGGTTTCCTGCGGCGTGATAACGTGCTGTTCGTTCTTATCCATGATATATCTCCATTATAAAACATTAAGACTCTTCTTCTCAAACTTATCAGGAATGCCCTTGATGAGCGAATCCTTGGACATCTCTATGGTTGTCCTGTACCCACTCAACTTATTTATGACCGTTCTGATCGACATCACCAGGTACTTTCCAGTGAGATATGGATCCTCCCAATCGGTTCGATTTTCGTCCATGTATCCGATTCTTGGTATGCGGAAATAGACCGTGTCGAGCAAGCGGAGAGTGGATATTCCAGGCACCGTGATCGTCACCCTGAATGTGGTGAACTGCTTCTGCATACTATTCCTGTCGAGGAAATAGTTCTCCAACTTCTCGTTGTCCTCTATTCTCTCGAATCTCTTTGTCTGCACGGGAAGAAGGTTCCTGAAGCAGACATTGCTCTTGAACATCACATCTGCCATCTGGCTTTGCTCTGGATACAGCGGATAGCGGTTCAGGTGGTTGGACTTCGCGAACCCACTCTTGTAGTCGTATTGATATGGAACATAGGTCTTCTTGGTTATGTCGTGGGTGAGCAATGCACTTGAGTACATTCCACCCGCCTGTTCCTCAAGACGGTCGAAGAATGAAGTAACCGAATAGTCCTGCACCTTTGACATGTAGGAGTTAACATTTCCAAGGTTGCCACCGCTCTTTGGCTCCACGTTGTAGTTCATCACGGGATCTTCGTCTATTGCCTTCAGGAGATTCTTGAAGTGAAATCCATCAACATCCTCATAGAATATGAAGTACGATGGGGTTGCGGAATATGCCCTCTGTGCTAGCCAGGATAGGGTGAATAGCGGCGACCAGTATGGAATAACGAACTTGTGCTTCGTAGTCGTCATTTCGTTGAAGAAGAAGTTCTTCAAATACTCTTCCTTGAAGTTGTCTGCGAATATCTTAGCCGCAATGGTCGTTATCTCACCCGAATACGATGATGCGATCCTGCGGAACCTATTTGCAAACTGAACCTCAGAAATGAACTGCAACTTGTATATTTCGACCTTCTCACCTTCGGCTCTTGCCTTTCCCATAGGTGCGACTATATGACCAGATATGGAAACAGGCTTGTTCTTGGTGTTCTTGGTCTTGTATTCGATGTATATCTTCTCGTTGCCGACAAGGGGAATAGTCTCGCCAAGGTTGAGAGCATCCTTGATCAGGATTTCCCCGTACATCTTGTCATCGAAAACGGATTCATAGATTGCGATCTCAAGGAAGACATCCTTCAGATCGAATGGATCTCCACCTGAGTTTGAGGATACCTCAAGCCTCAGCAGATCGTATCCATTGTCGGTGTATGTTTCCTGTATTGCTGATGTATTAGCCATTGTTCAAGATAGTCTCTATGTCCCTGTCAACATCGCGGATGTATTGCGACGATATCAGGGTGATTGTCCTGTTCGCATCGTTGATCGTGCTTTCATGCTCTCTGTTTGTGATGGTGTATGATCCAAAGTCTTCAAGTATGTACTTGCCAAGAGGAGTCGCACCAAATGTATAGCCAAAATCGCTTGATCCGACGAACTTGTTGTGCAGGGTGACGGGAAGAGTGGGATTGAGAAGTTCGCCGTCCGTGTTCTCAAAGTGGTGGGCTGCATATGGGCTTTCGATCACCTTTCCTATCTTGGCGACATAGTAGTTCACCTCGCCCCTTGCATTTGTGTTTGCACCGGCGATGTAGTCGCCCTCCTGCGGAAGCCATGCAGTCTTCTGCGTGAACTCCATGACCAACCTGCAATATGCAGGATCGAAGTCCACCACTCTTGCATTCTTCAGAGAGGACTCAATGGACGGCTGTAGATTGGGGTTCGTGACTCCCGTGGCAAACACGATGTCGTTTGTCCTGAATGAACCCGTGAATCCGTTCACACCATTGACGCTGAGGAGAAACAGCGTATAGCCAGGATACTTCTCGTTCACATAGTTGTCGAAGGAAGATGGCGAGAGAACCCATTCGTAGTATGGATTCACCTTCTGATTCATGTTGAGTATCAGCCAGTGATAGGTTGACTTTCCGTAGACGCGATCAGAATAGATCTCTGGTCTGTCTCCTTCGGGAACGGTTGCCTGTATGGGATATGCTCCCTCATCGATGGCAATCTGCTTCACGCGGAACGTGGTCGTTATGTCAGATACTTCCTTGTATCCCTGCGGCGTGATGTATCTTACTCTGGGGAGTTTGTCGTACATGGATCAGTATCCGTGGATGATGTGTTCGTTTGTAAGTTGCTCCATCTCCTGGAACTGAAGATCCAGTCTGATGAACGCTGGCTTGGCATCGGTGAATGTCTTGAAGTCACCGGCATCCGAATAGTCCACGCTGATCGACTGCAATGCAAGTCTTGGCAACTTGGGAAGATTGTCGTTCGTGAGTACTATTCCGCCTTCGGTTATGGTGTGGAATGAAACCTGAAACTCAGCAGGGAAGGTGAAGAAGTGACCACCACCTCCGCGCAGACCTGGATGAGCATGGTATCTGAACATGCGGATTATGTTGAGAACCATCTCTGCCTCGTCGGGATTCCTTGGGGCAAACTGAAACGAGAACGAGTGAGTCCTGAGTCCAACATCGCGGAACATAGCCTCTCTTCTTGGATTTGCCACGGACCTTGTCGCGGCATTCCTGACTGCCTGAAGATTGACGCCTTCAAGACCAACCATGCCTGTGGCTTGGTTTATGAGATTTGCTACTCCACCAACTGCTACTTTCTCAACTCCTGCTGAAATAGAGCCACGCTTCATCAGAACCGAGTCAAGGACCACCTTTGACATTCCCATGTCTTCTTCAGAATAGATGAGATTGTCATTGAATGCTATCTTCTGCGGCATGTACAGGCAGATCGTATCCTTGGATTTCACATTCGCCAGATTGAAACGCCTGTTTGCAAGAAGTATCATCTGCTCATTGAGTGGTTTGTTCACCTTGCGGCTGGTTCCATCTTGATTCTTGCGAACCCCGACTTCCTCCGAGTTCATCCTTGGTCGGTTTGCCTTGCTGGTATTGTCCCTGTATCCTGCCTCAATGAATGCAGCAAGGAACTGCACCGACTCCGTTGCAATATTGGCAAACTGACCACCTATTGCACTCAAGGTGGACGAAACAACGCCAGCATCGACGCGCTTGACTCCGTTCTCATCGACCTGTGCGTCGTTGAATAGGTTTATGAACTCGCCATTGAGGGTTCGCTCAAGTGCGTTGATGCGCTCGTCGGTGGTGATCCCGAGGCTCTGTAGTGTTCCCGTCGCTCCTACGAATGCATTCACGAACTGAGTGATCTGTTCCTGTGTGAATCCCACCTGACCGAGCGTGACCCTTGCCTGTTGCTCGCTTCCCGCAAGTTGGGTTCCTGCACCAAAGCCACCCTTCGCGAGGAAGGTGCTGGTCATCAGGTTGTTCTGTCTTGTCTGCAACTGAACCTCATCCGAGGTTCCCTGATAGATATTGAATGTGATGAAATGATGATATCTTCGGTTCTTGCCGAGATCCTGTGGATAGAAAAGGAACGATGGAATGTCCAGCAAGGCATTCCTTCCGCTTGGATCAATGTCCTTTAGGTCAAGAGAACGCCTTCCCTGAAAGTTTCCATCATTGCTGATGATGGATGACAGGGTTTCATTCTCAGGACCGACGAAAGGCTTCAACACGGAAGGACCGACCGATCCTGCGGTTGGGAACGCTATGTCTCGCGGTATATCCTGCCCCTCGCGGTAGACTCGGTTCTGAAGGTTTTGGAGTTGGAATGGATTGTTTATGCTGCTCATCTATGGCTACTGAGAAAAAATTTCTACAAGGTCTATTCAAACCCAAGAACCCGAAAAAGTATCGGGGAGATCCCACTAAGATTATTTATCGAAGTTCTTGGGAACGAAAATTCATGGACTACTGCGATCTGAAGGAATCCATAACCGAATGGTCGAGCGAGTCAACGGTTGTCCCATACAAGTACGACATGGACGGCAAGACTCATAGGTATTTCATAGACTTCAGGATAACCGTGCGGGAGAAGGACGACAAGTTGCAGACCTATCTGGTCGAGATCAAGCCAGAGAAGAAAACCAAGCCGCCCAAGCAACCGAAGAGAAAGACCAAGAGTTACCTGTTTGAGTCCCTTGAGTATGTGAAGAACCAGAACAAGTGGGAGGCTGCAAGGAGATATGCGGCTACTAAGGGATGGAAGTTCATAGTGCTTACGGAAAAAGAACTGGGGATAAGCAACTGATGGCAAAGAAACAAGAACCAAACATCAGCCTACGCGAAATAATGCTTCAGATGGCTAACATGCGGGATGCCGATCTTGATGAACCAACGGAAGACGATTCCGAGGAGGCTATGGCTTGGTACGAGCAGTTTGCCACGGAAGCCTACATGGAGATCACAAAGACAACTCAGTTTGACAGCAGGGCTAAGACGCGAATATTGCAGAACAGCATTCCCGACTTCTTCGTGCCGCGTAAGCGAGAAGGAATGATGTATACCTTCGCCTATCAACCCGAAAGTCAGAACTTGCAGTATTGGGACAGGTTTCCGCTTGTCATACGAATGCTCGACAACCTCGACTCCACGGAGTCATTCCTTGGCATAAACCTGCACTACATCGAACCAAAGTTACGCAGGATGCTTCTGTTGAACCTCATGACCACCATGTCGGGTTCAGAGTTGGACGAAGAGAGCAGAATCCTAGGCATAAACATGCAGAAACTCTTCAAACCGAACAATAGATATGGGAGAGTCTGTGTCAGAAGGTACAAATATGACAATGTGCGTGGCAGGGTTCTCAGGATACCACCGCAGTACTGGATGAAGATGATCTACTTGCCGACATATCAGTTCATCGGCGGAAAACCATCGAAGGTATGGAAAGACTCGTTCAAGAAGATCAGGCAACTTGGCTACGGAACACCATAAATGGCACTACAGAGAGCAGCCAGCAGAATACCATCACCAGACACATCGCCAGCGGCAACGAACGGCAGTCAGTTTGTTGATCCTGTCAGCAGCAACATAACCCGACAGATAGCGGCAATCGTGTCTCAGGGTGGATACTCAAAGACAAACCGATTCACCTTTGAGTTCACCAACATGAATGCTGCGGTGAATGAACGGCTTGTGAGAAACTGCATCAGTCTGTCGATACCAGGAAGATCCATACAGTCTCAGCCACACAAGATATATGGTCCTCCAAGGGAGTTTCCCTACGAAGCCAACTATGCCAACGAGTTGCAGATGACTTTCCGCGTCGGACTCGACATGTTCGAGCGGGACATGTTCGAACGATGGGTCGGTCACATAATCTCACCCATCACCTCCGATCTGATATATCCCGATCAGTACCGCGTGTCCCTAAAGATATACCAACTCGACCCACTGGACAACAAGACCTATGGAGTCGAACTTTACGATGTGTTCTGCAAGTCTGTCGGAGAGATGGAACTGAACACGGAAGCACAGGATCAGTTCTCGACCGTCACCGTCACAATGTCATACTCGGAATACCATGTCATAGGAAGAATCTTCCCACGCGGAGATGTTCCTCCCCCAGAAGAAAATACCCTTCTCAGTAATCTGAACAAAGGTATTCAGCAAGTACAAGTACAGCAGATAGTGCCGAACGCGATTTTCAGAAACAGATGATCTAAACAATGGAGTTGTTATGCCACTACCCACGATAGCAGTACCGAAGTATCCCGTCACCATACCATCAACCAAGAAGACAACTTTCTTCCGCCCATTCCTCATGAAGGAGCAGAAGATACTGTTCATGGCACTTGAAAGCAAGGATGCAGCACAGATGCTCACAAGCATGTGCGACATAATCAAGCAATGCGTTGACGGTGTAGATGATGTTCAGAAGTTGTCGATGTTCGACATAGAGTATCTGTTCATACGGATCCGCGCGAAGTCTGTTGGAGAAGTGGTCGAAGCAAGGATAAAATGCCCCTCCTGCGAGAAGATGACCGACATCAGCGTAAATCTTGAGGAACTTGAGGTCGTGTTTCCTGAAAACACATCGAACAAGATAATGCTCACGGACAAACTCGGTGTGGTCATGCGCTATCCAAGGCTGTCGGATGCCACCAAGAACATGGATGAGATGAGTGCCGATGGAATCATCGACTTCATCGCTGAATCCATAGACATGGTCTTCGATGGCGATGAAGTTTACGACAAGAAGGACTTCACTAAGGACGAGATAGTGAACTTCGTGAACTCACTCAGCACGGCACAGTTTGAGAACATAGGAAGTTTCTACAGAAAGACACCCTACCTGAGCAAGACGGTCGAATGCAAGTGCATCTTCTGCAAGAATGACTTCAAGACGGATTTCAGAGGGCTAAAGGATTTTTTTACCTGAACCTCTGTCATGACTCGCTTGGAAACCTGTATCAAACGAACTTCGCCATGATGCAGCACTACAAGTATTCACTGACAGAGTTGGAGAATATGATTCCGTGGGAAAGGGAGATATACACGACACTCCTGCTAAAGCATGTGAAGGAAGAGAATGAACGGCTAAAGCAGCAGAAACTGAGATAGAAACATGGCACTACCAAACCCATCAATGACCCCGAATCAGCAGATGCAGTACATGCAGTACTCCACCAAGGAGGCTGTAAGCACGGCATTCAAGGCATCGTTGCTACAGATGCAGAGCAATCTTGTCACGAAGTCGCCTCTTCTACGCATGATTCCAGGATCGCAGATCATACGCGACAGGGCTGAGGTCAAGAAACGCGAACTATATGAAGCCACGGGTAGGGACGAGCAGGGCAGGAAACTCACCAAGCAGGAGATTGAGGATCGGGAGAAGAGAAGGAAGGATCTTGGTGCGCTTGCTGAGATCAAGCAGATAGTGCAACTTTGGAATGACAAGGGCGTACCCGTAACCTTTGCCAAGGATTCCGACTTTTTAATGATCATGGAGCGCATCGACATCTACCTGAAGGACATCCATCAGAGCATGATGGGGACAATCGGAACCTTCGCGACGGGAAATGCAGCACCCGATAATCTGGATGCTCTACAGCAACAAGAGATTGCCGAAGAACAGGAGCGCGAGGACGATCAGGATCAACTTGAATCTGAGCAAAGGCAGCAAGGTTTCTTCAGCAAGTTGTTCGGTGGAAACAAGGCTGCTGGCGAAGGCGGTGGCAAGGGGCTTCTTGGAATGTTGTCGAGCCTTCTCTCTCCCATATTGGGGATGTTCTCGGGTGGGCTTGGTTCATTCGTCAGCAAACTGATAGGTCCAATCGGAACTGCCCTCGTATCAAGCCTCGGTGCGGTGACGGGGGTGCTAGGAACGATACTCAAGGCTATCGTTCCCTTCATAACAACGGCATTCCTCCCACTCCTGCTTGCGGCGGGTGCTGGCTTGATAATAAAGAATGCCATCGAAGGAAAGACCGAGGACATGCTCAAGGCTGGCGCAAATCGCGGCGCACAGACAGTCAAGAAGAAATACGCGGTTTCCGATGGGCAGGGTGGAACTACGCTGAAGACCGCAGAGGAACTTGGAACCACCGACTTCGACATAGCAAATGCACAGGACGAGGCTGGAATCAGCACTCTTCCCAGCGGAGAGCGGATTCGCGCGCGCGGCATCGACATGGTCGTGGATGAGGCAGGGAACATCACCAACACCCTGTCGAGTACGAACACCAAGGAACAGGTTGAGGCATACAAAGCCATCACTGGTGGCGGAATGCAGTCCATGCAAGCACAGGATACGAGAGCATTCGGTGCGGATTCCCTTTCGAAGTATCCTGTCGTGGAGGAATCCCTCGACAGGCTCAACTTCAAGATGTCGCAGTATCAGGGCTTGTATGACATGAACATCAAGAACATCAACGATCCAACGACGGGGCAAATGCTCGCGGATGGATGGAACGAGATAAAAGACGAAAGCATGAAGTTCGTCAAGTTGCTTGATGAAATAGAACAAGATGGTCCAGACGGCAGGAGAGCCGCAGACTTCGGCAAGAGACTGCTCGACATATACTCAAATCAGTATAATGTTTTCGAGGACTCGCTGTTCGATGGAAACAAGTTCGTGGAGGGATACACGAAGGCACAGTATCTGTCGGGTGGAGCATTCATGTCGGCAAAACTCAGCCTACCTTCGGCAAAGGCTGGTGGACTCTTTGGTTCTGGTCGAGTGACTCAAGGTGCTGAAGACACTACGCTGATGGGAACAAGAACATCGGACTATGACATTGAAAAGGCGGCTAAGTATCCCGATCTCGCTCCAAAGCCACCGTCCAGTTCATCGCTTCCAGGCGCATCTTCGGAAAACGGAATGCTCAAGTCGCTTCCCGACATGACGCAGCCAATCGTGGCACCAAGCACAAGCATTCAGAACAACAACAATGCAGTGATATCGACTCCCCCCTCCGCAAGGCAGCAGGCTGGAATCGACATGTCACCAAGATTCCAAGGCGCAAGACCCACACTGGCATTCTAGATCTTCATGATGTCCATGTCGAACTCATGGATGCCATCGTCCATCGTGTAGAAGATCCTGCCGAATACCTTGGCACACCAAGGAAGGCACTTCGGGCATGGGCGCGAGATACGCATCTGCC